AGCGTGAGTATGAAGTGAATCGGCTGAACAACTAAAGGACGCCATGCGCACAGGAATGGACCGGCTTGGATTTGAAGTGCCCGCGGCAAAGGGGCGGCGCATGTGCCTGGAAAAGCGCCAGTTCCTGACCAAGAACGCGGCTCGGGATTTCAGCATCAAAGGCGTGAAGCATTACGACAACTCCGTCCAGCAGCCGTACCGGTGCGGGCTGTGCGGGAAGTTCCACCTGGCAACTGTGAGAAAGGCTAAAAAATGAATCTGCGCGACACCAAGAAGAGAGATTGGTTTTTCATCATCCGCGATTTGATGAAGGCCGGCATATCCATGCGCAAGATCGCCACGATATGTGGAAAAAGCTGTGCAGGGGTGGTGCAACACTGGTGTGAAGGCGGGGAACCAAAGGACCGCGATGCAAGGATGGTGCTGGAGCTTTACAGGCGGCACTGCCCCACGAAATGGGAGGCACACATGCGCGAATTTGAACCAGATTTGTTGAATATTCAGAAAACGGCGGTCTTTGTGGACGCCGACAAAGGCATTCGAGGAAAGCCGCGGCCGGCCAAAGTCGCCGTATATCGCACGCCTGCTGGGTTGCAGGACGATTTGTTTGAGGTGACGACATGCTGACAGGGGCGCTGCGACACAGCCGGAGCCATCGGGCGAAGATGGCGGTAAGCCGGCCGGTCATTATCCGTCCTGGACCTCTCAGCGAGGCTGATCTTATGGCGCTGATGCGCCAAACTCCAGGCTCCATTGTGATGCTTGATGCTGGACCGATCAAGTTGCACCCATATGGTGGGCATATCCCAACGGGGCGAGGCTGATGGGACGCCCATCAAAGCTATCCGAGGCGCAATGGACCGAGATTGAGCGCCGGCTGCTGGAGGGTGAGTCTCGCCGCAGCCTGGGCCGGGAATTTGGTGTCAGCGAGGGGGCGATCAGGCAGGGGGTTTCTGCGCGCGTAGAAGAAATAAAGGATGTGGCAAAAACCATCGTTTCCGTGGAGGAAAGGCTTGCCGCGCTGCCAATTGGGTCACAGATAACTACGCACAGCCTTGCTGCGAAGTTACGCGCTATCAGTGAGTCGCTGGCTTCTGCGGCTCAATTGGGCGCAGCGACCGCTCACCGACTCCAAGCGTTGGCAAACACCGAGGTTGGCAAGGTAGACGACGCCAACCCGCTGGAATCTGTGGAGGCGCTCAAGGGTGTTTCCGCCTTGACCAGGTTGGCGAACGACTCGGCCAGCATTGCTCTAAACCTACTGTCAGCCAACAAGGAGACGGTCAAGCAGATGAACGACCGCGAAAACGAGGAAGAGAAGGTCCAGGCGTCCGTTCGACCCAGGATCAGCCGTGAGCAGTGGATGGCAGAACACGGGCTGGCTTGATGTGGATACCGCAGAAAGGCCCGCAACTTACCGCGCTTGAGGCGGATTGGTGCGACGAGCTGTTTTATGGCGGCGAGCGCGGCGGCGGTAAGTCAGACTTCCAGATCGGCTACCAGGAGGATGGCGCGCTGGAATACGGTAAGTACTGGCGCGGGATCATGTTCCGCAAGACCTATCCCGAGCTGGAAGAGCTGCAATCCCGGGCCGCTGAGATATTCCAAGTGGAGGGCGCTGTTTACAAAGTCCAGCCAAGCGCCGGCTATCCGTTCTCAAACTGCTGGTACTGGCCCAGCGGTGCGACCGTCAAGATGCGGTTTATTGAGAATGAGAAGGACTACGGCAAGTATCACGGACACCAATACACCGGCATTTCCTTCGATGAGGTGACCGAGTACAGCACGCCGGCCGGCCTGCTCAAGATGCTTTCTACGCTGCGCAGCCCTCATGGCGTGCCGTGTTCTGTCCGGCTGACCGGTAACCCGGGCGGGATCGGGCATGTCTGGGTTAAGGGGCGCTATATAGATGTGTGCAAGCCGCGGCAACCCTACAAAGACCCGGAAACCGGCTTCACGCGCATGTTTGTGCCCAGCCGCATGCAGGACAACCGCATATTGATGGACAACGACCCGGGTTATCGCAACCGGATACTGGCGGCAACTGGCGGAAACGAGGCTTTGCGCAAGGCGTGGCTGGAGGGGGATTGGAACATTGTCGCCGGGGCATTTTTTGAGAACTGGCGGTCTGCCTTGCATGTCGTGCCGAGATTCACACCGCCCAAGCATTGGACACGCGGTCGCTCGATGGACTGGGGCAGCGCTCACCCGTTTTCTATCGGCTGGTGGTGCTTGGCTGAGGACGAATGGGTCAAGATGAGCGACAACACAGAGCGCAAGTTCCCGGTTGGAGCCTTGATCCGCTATCGGGAGTGGTACGGGGTGGAGCGTGACCAGGCGGGCAACCCCGTGCCTGATGTTGGGCTTCGCATGGATGTGACCGCCATTGCCCGCGGCATCAAGCAGCGGGAAGAGGGTGAAAAGATCAATGAAAACATGAGCCCGGCCGGTACTGACCTGTGGAAAGCTGAGGGCGGGCCGTCCCTGGCCGAGCGAATGCTTGGCATAGACGACGGGACAGGTCCAAGATTCAAGCCTGCCGACACAAGCCGGATCACGGGCTGGCAACAGGTTCGCGGACGGCTGAATGGTGAAGACGGCGTACCCATGCTCTACGTCACCGAGGACTGCCGGGACTTCCTGCGCACCTTCCCGGCCCTGCAGAACGACACCCACAAGCTGGAAGACATTGACACCACCGGAGAGGACCACATTGGCGACGAAACGCGCTATATGTGCATGGCTCGTCCGTGGAGTACGGTGAAACAGCCCCGCAAGCCAACCGGCCCCACACCATGGACCATGGATTGGATCATGGCGCAGCAAAACCGCTAGATGTAGGAAAAACTTAAAGCCTCTAGCCGCCCAATAGCGGCATGAGCATCGCAGCGGCGAACGTCGCCCCAAACTTCCTATTGCGCCCCAGCATTACTGCTGAGGAATTGAAGCGCCTGCAAGATCCTGTCGCTCTGTTTGAGTACGACGGCAGGGACAGCGACGGCGCGCCTTACTTCGTCTACACCGTGGCTGGCTGGCTGGATGGCATGAACATCGCCACTTTCCAGGGCGGTGCAACGGTGGGTGGGCAAGTGATCATCATCAACGCCGACACCCGCGAACAAGCCGACTTTCTGGCCGCTGATGGGCTTGGCGCCACGCTCAACGCGCTGGACAAGGACGAGCAGAACACCCGAGATGCACACAAAGCTCTTGAGCGGCTCTCGTCCGTGGGTGAGCAGGAGCGGCTGAATCAAGCCATCCGCCCCGACAAGAACGAATCCTTTGTAGACGACGCCGAGAGCATCCAGAAGCTGCGCGGCGATGACGTGATTCTGACTGCCGGCCGTGTGGGCGTGCCGAGCATCAAGAGCGTTTTTCCGAGCTTGCACTGATGAAGCCGCACATCATTCGTTTCGGAGGGGTGTTTTGGCATTGCCGCATGCCGGGCTTTCGCGTGTCCGGATTCGGCCCAACGGCATTTTCTGCCTATTGCATGTGGCGCAAGGGTATGGCGGGCCAGCACTGATGTCAAAAAAGCCACGCATTCGGCGCGCTTATGGAGGTTGGCTCTGTTCGGATGGCGAGTGCAATGCCATTGGAGAAACCCCAAATATTGCATGGCAGAGATGGCTTGCCTTCAGGGCTGAATCAATAGCGAACGGCTCTGTGAAACCTTGAGTTTTCCCCGGGCGGCACGGCCCATCACTTCGTGCCCGGATAGCAGGACTGGTTTCTGCCAGGGCGAAGGCCCAAAGGAGTATTAATCATGGCAGTAAAAGCACTTTCCATCGGTTCAGCAGGTTCTGCAGTCGGCATGCACCTGATCACTGGCGGCACCAACGCCACCCCAATCGTTGCAACTTTCGCAGCCAACAGCGGCTTGAAGACCGGCGACCGCGTGGCAATCTCGGGCATCACTGGCAACACCGGCATGAACGGTGAATGGACGTTGGAGGCTGTCACGGCTACCACGTTCAAGCTGTTGGGTTCGGTCGGTAACGGCACCTACGGCGGCACGCCCCGTTGCGCGCTGATTTTCGACAAGACCCCGCACATGGAAGACCACTCCATGTATCTGCAGACGCAGGGCAATCTCGTCGGCTCGATCCTGTTGGAGTCGTTCGGCTCTTACGCCGAGTTCGCTGCGGGCAACAACTCGCTGCTGGGCACGGTCGTTGCGCCCGTCCAGACTACCGCATCCGGCATCATCACCAACACCACGGCGACATCGGCCAGCTCGTCCACCATCGCATCGTCCACGATTGCGATTGCTGCCATCAACGAAGGCGCCGGCTTTGAAATCAAGCCCGCAAAGTACCTGCGCTGCTCTGTGTCGGCCTACACGTCCGGCACTGGCGCTGGCGTGATTCTGGCTTAAGCGATGCCAAAACAGCGCGCCCAAGATCAGGCCGAGCCCGGTAAGCGGGAGGTCTCCGACGAGGACAAGAAACTTGCCGGGGACTGGAAGACCAAGATCACAGGCGCGCTGGCTCGCCTTAAGGATGAGTTTGCAAAGTTTGAGAAAAACCGCCGGCTGCTGGCTGGAAAGGTAAAGGGCGAGCGCGACGAGAAAGAATCCGTCCGCGCGAACCTGCATTACGCCAACATGGCGGCCATGATTCCGCAGGTCTATGCAAAAGACCCGGAGTTTGCCGTGCGCCCAACCCTTGCGGTGGCTCCAGACCAACTGGAGGCAGTAAAACGCTTTGCACGAACTGGCGAGGCCATGCTCACAACGGTGCTGGTCAAGCGTGCCGACCTGAAAAAGCAGGCCAAGCGCATTGTTCGCTCGAATTACACAACCAGCGTCGGCTGGATCAAATGCAGCTATCAGGAAGACCCGACAAGGGCGCCGCTGATTGAGAACAAGCTCAAAGACACCCAGGAAAACATAGCGCGCATTGAGGCGCTGTTGCAAAACATTGAAAACCCGGAAATGGCAAGCCAGCATGAGCTGGAGCTTGCGCAACTTAAGCAGGCTTTGGCCGGGCTTGAGACTCAGCAGGAAGTCAAGGTAGCCAAAGGGTTGCCGGTGGACTTTGTGCTGAGCGAGGACATTCTAGTGCTGGACTCCACCGTCCGGACCATCACCGACTATCTGCGCTCCAGCGCTATGGCGCACCGCGTCTGGATGACTCCGCAGCAATACCAGATTCGGTTTGGCTATGCGCCCAAGACGGCCAAGAAGTATTCCGAGCAGGCGGGGCAGAGCGGTCAACCCCAAGGCGCGACCGGTAGCGAGGCATCTTGTCTGCTTTGTGTCTGGGAAATATGGGATCAGGACGCCAACCGCATTTATTACGTGTGCGACGGCGAAGACGGGTTTTGTGAGCCGCCAAGCTCCCCGGATTGGACCGGAAAGCGCTGGTATCCGTTTTTCCTGGTGGCTTTCAACGAGATTGACGGCAGTTTTTACCCGCTGTCAGACGTTGATCTGACAGACAAGCTGGTCAAGGAATACAACCAGAACCGTGACGATCAGGTTCGTGACCGAAAAGCATGTTTGCCGGTGAACGTCATCCGAAAAGGTGGCGCACTTACCGACGATGACGCAAAGAAAATCGCCAACCGCGAGGGTTCGGACGTCATCATGGTTGAGGGTGTTGGCGGCCAGCCTCTGACAAATGATCTGTTCATTGGACAGCTTGGCAAGATGGACGCCGCGGCCTACGACACCACGTCCACCCGCTACGACATGGAGCGTCTGTTGGGCGGCTCTGACTCGTCCACCGGTTCAATCACCAAAGCAAAAACGCTAGGTGAGGCAGAAATTCTGACCGCAGCTCTGCGCGGCCGTACTGACGAACGCCGGGACACCATCGAGGACATGCTCAACGAGCTAGGCCCTTACGCCATGGAAATCATGCTGCGCAAGTACTCCCTGGCCGAGGTGCAGGCAATTGCCGGGCCGGAGGCGGAGTGGCCGCGCATGTCCATAGAGGACATTTTCAACATTGTGTCCGTGGAGGTTCGCGCCGGATCTACTGGCAAGCCAAACCAGGCGCAGGAACAAGAGCGGTGGACCAAGCTGCTACCCATCGTCAACGAGGCCGTTGCGAAAGTGTCAGAGCTGCGTGAGAAAGGGCAGGAAGCGCTCGCAGATGCCGTCATTGAGTTGACCCGCGAAACCCTTCGCCGGTTTGATGAGCGCATTGATATCGAGCAGTTCCTGCCCAAGAAGCCAGCTGAGGGCGAGGACGATCCCGCCCAGATGAAACAACAGCTCATGGCCGGCAAAGCTCAGATGGAAGAGTTGATGAAACAGCTCAAAGACGCCACAGCCAAGCTCGAAAAGGGTTATGTCCAGGCCGCGGCATCCATAGCCACATCGCCAGACCCGCAGCGCTCAGCCCTTGCTTTTGGTGTGGTGCTGGGAGAAATATCCCCCGAGGCGCTGGCTTCCATGCCGCGCCCTGAGCCAATGATTCCCGAGTCTCAGGAGCCGCCGGGGCCTGAGTCGCAAGAGCCGTTTCCCTCACAACATGCAGAGCCCGTTCTGCAATAAAAACCATGAAATTCCGCTACAAACTGTTTTCCCGCCTGTACCGTGACCCTGAGCCTGGCTCAGATGGCGGCGGCGCGCCTGTTGCTGACATGACCGCGGCGCCTGATGCCGGCGCGCCTGCGGCAGAAGCGCCCGTACCGGCCACCATTGAAGGCGGTATGGCCGCCATGTTCGGCGCATCGACTGCTCCGGAGAACGAAACAGCGGAAGCCAAGGCTGAACTTCTGCGCGACGAGGCGACTGGCCGGTTCGCCAAGAAGCCAGAGGTTGACCAGAAGGCGGCTTCAGTTGACCAGAACGCACTCAAGAAGCCGGCGGCCGACCACAAAGACCCAACGGCAATGCCCGATGGCCTCACCCCCAAGGCGCAGGAGCGCTTCCAGGCGCTGGCGAACACAAACAAGGAGCTGACCGCAGCAGTCACCGCGGCTACGCAGATTGCCGGCAGTCCCGAGGCCATCGTGCCAATGCTCGAAAGCGCAAGGGCATTGCAGGAAACCTTCCAGACCAACGGCGTCAAGCGCGAGCAGTTCGACCAGGGTATGCAGGTTATCGGCATGATTAACCGCGGCGATCTGGCCAGCGCCCAGCAAGTTCTGGAGGAGCAGTTGCGGCTGATTTCGCTGGCCACCGGCAAGCCCATCGGCACCGTAGATGCGCTGGCGAAATTCCCGGACTTGCGCGACGCTGTGGACGGCCTGCAGATGACCGAAGCGAGCGCCCTGGAGCTGGCCCGTGCGCGGACGCAGCAGGGCTATCAGCAGCAAACACAACAGCGCCAGCAGCAAGAGCAGCAATACCAACAACAGGAACAACGCGCGGTCCAGACTGGACAGGTGGCTGTTGATCGGTTTTGCAAGGCCAGGATGACCTCTGACCTTGACTACGCAAAGATCGAGCCGATCCTGCTCAAGCGCATTCAAGGCGGCCTACTTCAAGGGGTTCCGCCGACAGCATGGGCGTCAATTGTTGAAAAAACTTATGACCTCATCAAGGAAACTTCATCCATGCATCAACCTGCGGCCTCTGGTGGCGGGGTGCTTCGACCAAGTGGTGCGGGC